GCTGTCGAGCCCGACCTCCTCCGCCCTGGTGTAGAGCTTGGTGTCCCACTCCGGGATGCCAGCGGCCTGCATCTCAGAGCCGATGGCGAACAGAGTGTTGTTGCGCTTGCCCTGCGGGATCGGCTTGGCCAGCCGACCGAGGATCTCGTCGTGCATCATCATGACCTCCAGGTCGTCGTTGCTCTCCAGGACCGAAGTGATCCTGGCATGGGTCGCAGCGATCTTCTGCTGCTTGTGAGTCAGCCGCTCGTACAGGTGCTTGGGCAGCTCGGCGGCAGGCCGGTCGTTCCACAGCTGCTGCTTGTGGTGGTAGACACAGCCAGTCCCTCGGAAGTCCACGCCCTGCTCGAAGCCGATGCGGTCTCCCAGCTTGGCGAACCCAAGCTCGTCATCCCACACGTCGTCCGGCACGTCGTAGAACAGGTGGTATCCGTCCCCGCTCTTGCTGGTCTCGGCCAGCGTCGGCGGGAACATCAACCTCTTGGCGCTGTCATAGCCGCCGTTCTTGCCGTCGATGTCGATGCACACCAGACGGAGTGACCGCATCACGATGGCGAACGCCCACTTGTCCCGCTCGTACCCGAACAGGACGCGGCGTGCGTTGAAGTCACCCTTGGTGTACCGCTCGACGAACGTGTCGCCGCCCCACCCTGGGTCAGTCCTGCCATCCGGCCAGGCACGCACGAGTGCGAACCCGCCCGGCCCGGTGTACCCGAGGATCTGCTCCGGCAGTGCATCAGGAATCCGGTAGTTCTCAGTCTTCCACCAAGGCGTGGAGGAGTGCTGCATCGTCCGTGTCTCCCTTCAGTGAGTCGAGGAACGCTTGCGCTTCCGTCTTGAACGACGTGACCACCCGCACCTTGCGAGGGTCACCATTCACACGCAGCGATTTACGCTCCGTGTTCACCAGCGGCAGAAACAGCGCGACCACATCAGGCTCAGACCACGAGCCCAGGTCGTTCTCCTTCAGCCGCCACGACTGGAACAGCTGCACCCAGTTGGTGATCGGCTCACCTAGCAAGCCGGCCACACCCAGGGCATCCGTCTCAGCAACATGCTTGAGGAACTGCAGTGCCAACGAGTTGGCGTGCATCTGCTCCAGCTGTAGCTCGAGCGCCTTGGTCGTAGGCGCCAGCTTCTCAGCCACCTCATCCTCGGTCACGTACCTGTCAATGAGCAGCGACAGGAACGCACCGAGCACATCCTCCTGCAACATGGCCTTCTCGAACCTGTGATCCAACGGGTACACGTTGGGGAACTGGAAGCGGACGATCCGCTTCTGCAGTGCCGACGACTTGTCATGCGTCTTCGGCTCACGGTTCAGGCCCTCGAGGAACAGCGCGTTCGTCTGCACGATGGTGGCAGTGGACTCGTACAGCTTGCGGATCGGGATCGGCTCGCCAGCAATCAGCGACTTCTCCGACCCCGAGTCCTTCAGGTACTCAGCCCTGCCGTCGTACACGATGTTGAGCAGCTTGCCGTTCAGCTCAGTGACGATGGCCGACTGCTCGGAGATTGCCTGACGTGTAACGGTTGAGACATTCTCTCGACCGAACAACCGATGTAGCATCTTGAGCATGACGCTCTTGCCGTTGCGCCCATCGCCCAGCAGCATGACGTACTTCACCGCGGACCACCCTGGCGCCAGGCTGGTGGCCAGGTGAGTCAGCAGAGACTCGGCCTCTTCATCCGAGTTGAGCCAGCCGCTGATTACCTCGAAGACCCGGGCCTTGTCCTCCTCCGCTACGTTGAGTGTCGGCGTGAGGAAGTTGGCCCGGAACTCACCGCTGGGTTCGAGCAGCTGGCCCTCTTCGTTGAGCTCCCGGAGACCCTCGGGGGTCTTGATCAGGAGTGAGGACACGTGCTCGTCCACCTGAATGGCGGACTGTGCAACCATGAACTCGAACGCAGAGAGCTCACCGTCCGACCCGAACATGGTGTCGAACTGCACGGCAGCACGGTTCTTCAGATCGTGCCGTGCCATCGGCAACCAGATGGTGCGCTCAGGAGCTGGTGGTTGCGTGGTGTCCAACGTCTCGAAGTCTGCAGGAATGTACGTGATACTGCGGTGGCGGACCAGCTGCAAGCTAGTCCCGAGTGTGTAGGCGTAGGACGCCAGCTCCTTCTTGGTCTTGAGTTCGAGCACTGTGCCTCCTCTCGTGTGATGGTGGGAGGGGCCCGTTTTCTAGGACAGGGCCCCTCCCACGTCGGGTCACGCCTGAGCTCTCAGCATGTCGATCTGCATCTGCAACGACTGGACTTGGTCCGGGCGTAGCTGAGGGTTCTCCATCTGATCCATCAGTCGTGAAATGCGGGCGTCAATGTCAGACGACATCAACACCTCCCTTCTCTCGTAGCCCAGGCGAGTTGCCTGGAGCCCCTCCCCGGTTACGGAGTCGGGAGTCATGACAGCACCAGTCGCTGCACGTACTTCGTGTGCGAACTGGTTGCGTCTGCGCCACGCGGCATGATCCGTCCGATCAGCTGACGTCGCAGAGCGTCGTCGTCTGTGTCGTCCAGGATCAGCAGCGAGTCGCACACCTTGTCCATCCCATCTGTCCCGGTAGCCAGCGAAGCTGTGCCGACCAGGACTTGGATCTGACCACCGATGAATGCGTCGATGGCCTGCTGCTTCCGCTTGCCTGACAGTGCGCCAGTCACGACGCGGAAGCTCACCTTGTCGCGGAGGAGGGATACACCAAGTGCCTCGGCCACCGTCGCATGCGCGGCGAAGACCAGCGTCGGGGTGCTCTGGCTTTCAACCTGCGCCTTGATGATGTCGTAGACGTAGTCGTAGATCCGACCGTAGTCATTGACCAATGCGAGGTTGATGAGCGCATGTCTCTCCTCTATCTGTGAAGCGATGATACGACCAGATCGAGCGTTATACCCGTAGTCTCGCAGAGCCGTTGGCACGACCGAGTGGATCGGCGTGTCGTGGATCTTGTAGACCAGGTCGTCCTTCAGGTACTCCACCTTGTCGAGCGCAGCCAGGTATTCAGCTGCGTCACGGTAGCGCTGGAACCCAGTGACCTTGGGCATTCGTCCGAAAAAGTTTTCCTCTGTCGTGCAGTTGGCGTACAGGAATGCGAGGTACCCACCCTTGACTGAGTGTGGGTCGAGGATGTGCTGGATGCAGTACACCCGCTCGGCGTCGTTGTAGTTGGGCGTGGCTGAGGCCAGGACCATCGGCGCCTGCAGATGCTGGGCCAGCTTGTCGAGCTTCTTCCAGCCCTGCCCGTTGTGCCCGCCGAACAGGTGGAACTCGTCGGCGATCACAGCTTGGTCACGGCGGAGCTTGGTGTCCTGCCGGCGGAACTTGGCATGGCTCATGGCCTCCACGTTGACGCCGATGGTGGACCCCGCCTTCACCCACTGCTCGTGGGTGCTGGGCGGAGCCACCACCAGGACGTCGCTGTGGCCCCACAGAGCGACCAAACCAAGGGCGGTCAGGGTCTTGCCAGCCCCTGTCTTGTAGTACAGGCAGAGGCGCTGTGCTGGCCCCGGCTGGCCGGCCGCCCTGGTGAGGGCAGCCAGCTGGTAGTCGAACCACTCGATGCCCGCCTTGGTCTGGAGCAGCTCGACCGTTGCGGTCACTGCTCCACTCCGTACTTCTTGCTCACGTACTCGGACACCGAGCTCGCCTTCACCATGTCCTCTCCGATGATGGTGCGGAAGATGTCGAGGTAACCCTCGACGTCATCACTGTTGTCGGAGTAGTCAGGTGCCTGCGTGGTGCGGATCATCTTCATGGCCACCATCATCAGCGGCACCTCCCACGGCTGGATCTCGTGGTCGATGATGGCTGACCACATCTGTGCCATGCGAGTGAACGTGTCGATCGGGTCACCGTAGACAGCCTTGCGCCTGTCCACCATCTCCTTGACGGAGACCTCATCACTTGGGTCGAACATGTTGTCACTTCCTTTGGTGGAGTCAGGCAGAGATCTGGACATCTGGCAGCTGGAGGAACACAGCCCGCTCGTGCGGGTCCAGTCCTCCGTAGATGCCAGCTTCAGTGCTGCCTTGCTTGCCCTCGTACCGCACCACCGAGTCGAGGCACTGCCTACGCTCGGGGCACTCGTAGCACAGGGCCTTGGCCTTGCGTGCTGCGACGGTGTCTTGCTTTGCGAACCACATCTCCGGTGAGTACTGCTGACACGGAGTGCCCTCGTCAGTTGCTATGTACATGCCAGTCCTTCCCCTCGAGGTGATCTGTCACGATGTCCGTGAGCAGCTTGTTCAGGTGGTCGTCCTTCAACATGCCGAGCAGTGCAATGCGTGCAGCACTGCGAAGATCTTGGTGATGTGTGACAGTCGTGAACTTCCACACACCGAGCAGCTCCATCAGTGGTGACTTCACCACCTTCTTCACGCCCGTGTTCTGGAGGATGGTGCCACCAGTCTCGCGCTTGAACTCCATCACTGCAGCTGACATGCGTGCATCAGTGCTGAAGTTGGAGCGCGGGCGGTAGCCCTCGATGAACACGAAGGCGAACTTGTCCCCGATCCAGTCGCGTGCAGCGACAGCGTCGGGTCCGTCGATTGCTTCGTGCCTCACGTCGATGCGCTTGTACGCACGGTTGAACCTCATGCTCACCACGCCTGTGTGAACCAGGCCGGGGTCGATCCCTACTACGTGTATTGCAGACATGGTCACCTCCTTTCTGGGTCACGCAGCAGGGGTGGTACCAGACTGATACCACCCCTGCTACTTGGTGTACCTGTAGTCGTGCTTGATCTCTGCTGCAAGCGGGAAGCTTGGTGCAATGGTGGAGTTAGACATCAGCTTCTCCAGCTCCAGCTCCACGCCGTCGAGTCCGAAGGACCCAGGCTGCCAGTCCAACACGATCTCATCGTGGAACTGGCCGACAAGCTGCACAGTCCGACGGCTCTCCATCAGTACATGCACAGCCAGCAGCGACTCGAAGAACAGCTCACGACAGAATGACTGGGTGAGGATGCCGGCAAGCTTGCCACCGTACAGCTCGTGGTGCCGGCGGTGCTTGGTCTTCGGGTCGATGAACGTGTCCTTCCACAGCTCGCCAGTCTTCAGCTCGCTGGGCTTGTAGTACACCACGTTGCGACCGCGTCGATGGCAGCCGTGGAAGAACCTGTTCAAGATCGTGGTGCGCTGCCGGGTCACCGACATCTGCACCGTCACTGCATGCGGGTTGATCTTCTGCAGGGACGTAGGCGGATGGATGGCTGTGAGTGTGAGCGCCAGCCCATCACTCAGTTCCCACCGTCTGGTGGCGCCACGCCCTTCGACTACGTCGATGAGCATGTCGTTCAGCCTGTCCCACAAGGCCACGATGTTTGGGTTCGCATCACGCCAGTCATGCACCAGCTTGGTTGCTTCACCCTCGGTCAGATCCACGCCCATGTTCTCGGCGAACATCATGACTGCACCCGGTCCTGCACCGTAGCCACACGACAGCTCGCCAACCTTGCCGATCTGCCGCTGCTCCTTGGTCACTGCGTTGTATGCCACGCCGAACATGTTGGAGGCCAGCGTCTTGTACAGGTCCTGCCCCTTGCGGTAGGCGTCCAGCTTCCAGTCCTCGTGTGCCAGCCATGCCAGACCACGAGACTCGACCGAGCTGAAGTCACCTACGATCAGCTTCCCCTTCGGGTCGCTGGCCGTGAACACCTGCCGCAAGTTCTCCGCCAACTGGGTGTTGTCCCAGTAGACAGAGGGATCGTGCAGTGTGTCCATGTCCTCGATCGTGGACAGACGCTTGAGGTTCTGCATCTGCACACTCCTGCCAGTGGTGCGCAGGGTTTGCCCCGCACCACAGTGCAGGTACTGGTCGAGCAGCCGGCCTTCGTTGGCAGTGTCGATGATGACCTGCAGCTTCTTCAAGCTGCTACCACCAAGCGCCTGCTTCGTGCGCAGCAGATCACGCACAGCCATGTAGTTGTCGCGCTTGTCCTGCGTCAGCTTCGCTGAGCTCAGCAGCTTCTGCTCGATACGAGTCAGCAGCTTGGCCACGTTCTTCTCATCGAAGCTCGTGGCCTTGACGCCCTTCTTCTCGCACCACTCCTTCATCTGCTTGAGGCTGTTGAGGTTCAGCTCCTGTGCGTCGTGCGTATCACGGAACGTCTGCAACGTGTGGTCCAGGTTGGCCAGGTACCTACGCTGCATCTCCTCAACCAAGGGGATGTCGACACGCCAGCCGGCGTTGTTCATGTTCATCGTCACGGCCTGGTATGCCAGCTCGTACGGAGCGAGCACATGCTCCCACTCCATCACGATGTGCAATCCCAGCTCGGCGTCGACCTCGCAGTAGTGGATGTACTCGAGCCAGTCGTCGTAGTTGTCAGTGATCAAGTTCACGTCGAACTCTGCGTCAGGTCCCGCATCCTTGGGAGGGATGCTGAACAGACGCATCAGGTTCTTGCCCGACTCCAGCTTGTCGGTGTCCAGCAGCTGCGGCGCTGCCGCCTCGAGGCGACCGGCCGCACCTGCTGCACGTGCGACAACTGCTGAGTCGATGAACCTTGACGACTCGTAGTGCAGACCGATGCTGTTGAGCACAGCCTGCTCGAACCCTGCATTGTGTGCCACGATTGTGGCGTCTCCGATCAGGGATGACAGCTGGTGTGCTGCCACGCCTGGGTCGGTGATGAACTCCACCGTCTGAGTCGGCAGGTTCTCACGAGCTACGCTTGCGATCAGTGGTCGGAACGTGTGGTGTCTCACGTACCGTGCGAGCCCGTGCTTGGGCAGGTCCACTGCTGAGTAGGTCTCGAAGTCCAGACCAATGCGAGCGGGCATCTGCCCCCCTTTCATCTAGTCGAAGCTGAGGATCTCAGCCTCGTCGGTCTTGTCCGGGTACAGCATCTTCATCATGGCTGGGCACAGCGGCCGGCCCTTCTCACCACGCGAGTGCGGGTTGGCAGGGCAGAACGTGCAGCTGTCACTCGGCCCGAAGGTGGTGTCACCTGCCTGGATGGCAGCCTCTGCTGCACGTGCGTCAGCCATGAACTGGCCGATCACTGTGGTGTCAGCGAACCACGACTCGTACTTGTGGATCGGTGGCTGCAGGATGTGAAGTGTCACGCCCTTAGCCTTTGGTGCAAGAGGGGCATAGCAGGCAGCGTAGTACAACAGCTGCTTGTTGTCGGTCACCTCGACCGGCATCTTGCCCCACTTGTAGTCGATGACATGGATCTCATCCTGTGTGTACAGGACCAGATCCGCAGTGGTACCGGGCTTGGTGTCCAGCCAGTCAGCTGTCACTGACTCCTCGACCAGCACATTGAACCGGCGTGTCGCACGCAGCTCAGCCACGTAGGTCATGAGCTCTGCGAACTGCAGTACCTCGCTGGCCTTGAGCCGCATGATTGGGTCGAGCATCTCGTGCATGGCGGTGCCCCGTGAGGCAGCGCCAGTCTTCTTCTCCTCTGGCTGCACCCAGTTCGGGATGGCAAGCTCGAGGTTGGCTGAGGCATGGCACGCCATGTGTCGTGCCGCCACGCTGGCGCTGAATCGCTGGATCATCTGCTCCCTTTCGCAGTGGTAGGTGGAAGCCGGGCCCTGCCCCTGGCAGCCAACGGATGGCAGGCAGGGCCCGGCTGGTCACGCTAGTCCAAGAAGATCTCGGACTCGTCGACGGAGGTGCCTCCGCCGAACCGCTCGCCGTCCGCCTTGAACACGGCGACGCTTGCACTGGCACTGAAGCCAGGCAGTTTGCCGCTGATGAAGGCGTACAGGTTGAGCGTCGCTGCCACGTAGCAGCCACCGTACATCTGGTGTACGGTCTGGCCGATCGGCTTGATCACAGGGAACGTGATCAGATCCGGGTCCGGCACGAGCAGCTCATCCTCAGAGTTGACGATGGCCTTGAGCTCGATGTCCGTGCCCTTGT